CGGCAGCTTTCCGTTGGGCGCGGTCTGGCCCTTCACGCGCAGCCATATCTTGCCCGGCGCCATGTTCCAGTCCCTGTCGGCGGGCTGCATCTGGTCCTTGTCGAGAACCACCTGCGGCTTGACCGAATAGGCCGAATTGTCCAGTCCCATGCGCCACGCCGCATTCGCCGCGCCCTGCGTGTCGGCCAGCATATCTCCCACACCGTAACCGAAAATCGAGCCCTCGGCTTCGTCCACATTGAACACCGAATAGAGCGTTTCGCCCGAGTCGAGCGGATATTCCGGGCCGATCTTGAGCAGTTCGTCTTCGCAGAAATAGGCCACGACGCGGATTTCCTCGAGCGGATCGTCGCGCTCGGCAAAGGCCAGTCTCTCTTCCTCCATACCCAGCGCTTCGAGCAGGATAATGATTTCGTCGCGTTCCAGCGGTCCGTGATATTCCCAGCCGATGAAGCGACCCTTGATCGGCGCGCCTTCGTCCTTGGCGATCGAACGCAGGTGCGCGATGTATTCCATGCCCAGCGGGGTTCCGGTCAGCGTGCCGGTTTTTTCGGTCAGCAGCCGCCGCACCGCATCCGCGCTGAAGCCGTGCGTTTTGACCATCTTGCGAAGCTGGCTCTTGGTCCACAGGTAACGCTCATAGGTGAACTCGGCTTCGTCGATGTTGCGCGCGCTCATGTCGGGGAAAAACGACCATGGATCCACGCGGCGGATCTTCGGGCGCGGTGCATCGCTCTGGACCAGCGCGTAGCTGTCACCGGCCTGCTGCCACCGCCCACGGCCGCCGTCCATCACCATCGGGCCCTTGAGGACTCCTGTCCCGATCTTGCAGCCATCGGCGATCAACAGGCGGGATTGCTGCGGGTATCCGCATTCCACGAGCTGATCGTCCATTTCCTCCTGCATCAGGTCGGCCGAGCGCTGGAACTTCTCCATTTCCATGCTTGCCGATGCGGCGAGATTGGCCTGGTCGTTGCCGTATTCCACTGCGGCGGCCACCTCTTCCATATTGCCGAGGTCTTGCGCGCGGTTGGCCTTTTCCGCCGCCTGCTTCGCGTGGCCTTGCGCCTCGCGCATTTCGCGCGTCAGCTTGGGAACGGGTGTGGGCTCGATCGCCCAATTGCGATCATCGGTGGGGAAAACCAGATCGAACAGCCGCGCCTTCATCGCACGCGTCTTGGCGCCGGTGATCTTGATGTAGGCGCGCGACTGCTTCTTTTCCTTCAGGTCGGCCTCGATCGTCTGATCGTAGAAGCCGTAATACTGCCGGATGCGTTCGAGCCAGCGATATTCGATGTGCTGGCGAAGCGATACCTGCTCCTGCGCCTGCTGCGCCAGGCGGTTGATGATATTGCGCGCCTTCTCTTCGAGCTGCCTTTCGCTCTGCTGCCCGATCACGAACGAGGGCGGGTTGGGCGCTCCGGCGATGTTCGGCTGTTCCATTCGTTCCCCCTAGTAACCCGAAACGCCGGGATTGTGCGACCTGACGTTGATATCGCCGCCGATGCTCGCGGGCTTCGGCTTCATCACGTCCTTACCTGAATTTTTCAAATAGCGCATGTCGTCGAGCAAGTGGTCGTTTTTCTTCACGATCTTGCCGTTCTCGTCGCGCTGGTAGTAGCGGTATTCCTTGAAAAAATCCTGCAAGGTGGAGAACACCTTGATCTTGCCAATGGAGAGATCGGTCCAGCAGGCGTAAATCCCGGCCTCGAGCGAATTGTCGGCCGGCGTGATGTCGAGCCCTTCTTCCTGGTAATCGGTCATCAGCCGGGTGCCGTCGCGCTGCGAGCGCCCATTGGCGGCAGGGTCGATCAATCCCGGTATCCATTTCCCGCGCGCCTTGATCGCACTGGCGTGGGTCGCTGGTTCGGCCTGGCCAACCTTGTATTCGGCGTAGAGATACATGCAGTCGATTTCGCGGTTCCATGCCGCCCACAGCGCAGCGGTCCAGTTCCAGCCCACGTCGAGCGAATAGGCGCGCGGCCAGTGATCCGGGATTGCGAAGGGATCGACCTTGATGTCTTTCTCCGGGATGGGATAGATCGCCCCGGCGCCCAGCGAGGGAATGCCTTTCGAACGCGCGTCTCTTAGCCATGGCGGGGTTTCCGCGAGCATCGAGGCTTTGGTGGTTTCGTCGAGGTGCGGGACATCGTCCCAGCCCGCGCCGATCATGGCGCGCGAGCGGCCTTCCTTCTGGAAGATAACCGTGCGCTCATCGGTCGGCGGGATGGTGGCTGGTTCGGTCACCAGCGCGTCCCACGAACAATGCGGCTGATTTGAGGCTGCTTCACCTTGTAGCGCTCTGCCAAAAGTCTCTGAGAAACGCCTTTGCTGGCTTGATTGCGGATTTCGTAATCAGGGAAGCCTGGGGCCTCTTTCCATCTTTCGCGCTTCATCCGCCGATCACCTGATCATCATCTGGGAGAAAATTTTGAACTACCTCACTAATCCCGGTCAAGGGCGTGAACGTCAGCATCAGAATGCCCTTCGTGGTCGCGAGACGCAACACCTGCTCGCCGTAAACATCCATCGGCGGCTCTTCGTCGTCCCAGATCACATGCTGCGCCACGCCTTCGTAAGCACCGCGGCCCTGCTGGTAGGACTTCAGCCCGAGCTTCGACCACCCACCTGATTTGTGCCTGATCTTGATCGTATCGATGAAGTCGGCAACGCCCTGCTTCCATGTGATCTGGCCCGGATCGAGCCCGATACATTCAACCGGGACCACGCCGGAACCGTCCACGGATTTGCGCGCGCCTTGGTAGGTGACTTCGCCCAGCAATGTGGTCTGCACGATATCGCGCGTGGTCTCGTTCTTCTTGCCGCAGGCCCAGGCGCGGATCGGATGCAGGAAGCGCCGGCCTTCCCACCAATCGGGATACTGGCCGGTCAGGTGGCAGGTCAGCTCGTATCCGCCGCCACTCATTGTTTTTCCCACGCGATTCGCCGCCATGAAGCAGCGGAACTGGATGAAGGCGCCGAGCCGGAAAAACTCCATGTGGCGCGGGTAAAGGCGCCGCGCCCACGCCTTGAACTCGCCGACTTGATAGGTTTCGTCGGGGAAGAGGTGTTTGAACAATTCGTATTTCGCGGACCACTTCTCGCTCTCGTGCAATTCGAGCAGCGAAAGGATCTGGTCGTCGGTGAGAAGGTCTCCGATCGCTTCGACCGGCAAGCCCTCAAGGCCGGGTGGGAGGAAGCCCGGATCGAGCAGCATTGAGCGTTCCTTCTATGAGGGGCGGCCGGCTGTGGTCATTTCTTGTGCTCAAGATGATCGCGGGCGATGCGGTGCTGCGCCTTGTTGGCGGTCTCGTGCTTGATCTTGCGCCTTACCCGCCCGACAAAATAGACTAGGATGCCGAACGCGAAGAGCGCGCCCGCCCATTCCGCGAATGGGCCTGCCGGACCTTCCAGCGCAACAGGCACGGTCATAAGCGCGCATCCGCCCGCTACCCCAATGCCGAAGCGTTCATCTGCCTTGTAGTCGTCGTAGAAGTAGGTCAGCATGACAATCGCGACCAGTGACACCCCAAGGCGGCACAGCGCATCGACAGCCTCCCATGCAGTGAAGTCATTCATCTTTAGGGTCTCCACTTCCGAGCACCCGTCCGATCCATCGTATAATCATGGGCAACAGCACGTTGCTGCCAACCCCAAAAAGGTAGGTCATGGCCGCGATGGCCCGCACATTGTCGTCCTCGATCCCGAAAAACTGTTCTGCGGCCCATGGGGTAACGAAGATCGCAAACGAAAAGCCGCCGATCAGCGTCAGCACGATCTCGGCAACCGAAAGCGTCCGCCAGCGCGTGAATGTGAGCGCTGTAATGGCCCCGGCCGCCGCCGCCATCGCCACATAGCCGAAGCGAAAGAATGCCTGGTGCTCTGTGTCCATCAGGTCGCCCCCGCGTAATTGAGATGGCCGTTCCGGCGTTCGGCGAGATAGGATGCAGCGCCGCTGAGAAAGGCTCTGACATTGGCTGTCGGTAGGCCCACAATCATTTGCCCGGCGACCAGCCACCAGTTCGCCCACCAGCTCAGCCATGTGTGCCCGTCATTCAGCCATGCGAAGGCACCCAGCGCAGTGGTGAGCGGGATCGTCGCGGCGATCAGCCGCTCGCCAAGGCCGAACATCTGATCGAGCCAGTGGCGCCACAGGAACCACGCGATGATCACCCCGTCGCAGGCGATAAACAGCGCAAGGCTGTCTGCCTCTCTCGCCATCCACCATGCTTGCTGAACCCCCCATGCGAGGCATATCAGCAGGCCTGCTGTGCGAACTGTGCGGTGCATGGCAAGCTGCGCCAGATTGAGCAGCAGGCACGCGCCACACAGCGCGAGGAGCATGGCGAGGGACCAGTGCATCAGCCGCCGCCGTCACGGCCACCGTGGGGAGGCGGAGGGCCATTGCCGGTCCCGCCCGAACGGGGGGCAACGGTAGCCCCGCCTTCAAGCGCGTCGGCGATGCGTTCCAGCGCCGCTGCGATGCGTTCTGCTTCGTTCTCATGTGCCATTGTCGTATCTCCTATGCTGTGTCGGCTATGCTAAACTCGATTGTCACGGCTTGCTCCACCGCATTACCGTGGTCATTTCGACAACCTGCTCAGCCACCACTGAAACCGGAGATGAGCTGTTGCTGTTGAAGGGGGAATAATGCGCGCCAAGCGGTGCGAAATACGGCTGTATCTCGTTGCTGCTGAAGTCGAAAAAGCTCTCTGCGGGCGGCGAACTCCATCCGCTGGTTACTTCGATATCGAGGTCCAGGAGCTGCCCGGACATGCGATAGCGGTCGTATGGCTGGTTTGTCGCGCTGGGGGTATAACTGGCATCGCCGTCATTCGGCAGGGTGAAGGTGTCGAAGGTTTCACCCAGCGCCGAAAGACCGTCCAGGTAACGAAAGAATGACAGTTTGAACAGGTAGAGGCCGTAAACATCGTAGTCGCCAGCGAACTCAAGCCGCTGGTGCAGTGTCATTCGGCCCGGCTCAAAGGTCTTTGTCGTGTCGAGGATGCCGGCAACATTCGAAGTTCCGTGTTCGTAGAACTCGCTGTAATCGGTTCGACGCGCGGCGGCGCATGTGAATTTGCCGAGTGTGGCGAGGCTCGCCGCTTCGAAGCCCGCACCTGTATCCAGTTCGAATAAGGGCGAAGCGCGCTCGTTCTGGTAGCCGTGGAAGAAACCGCCGACGAAATTGGAGGTCACGTCCGTGTCGAGCAGGATGGCGAACTCATTCTGACCCGATTGGTAGAACTGGCGCACTGGCTGGAAAATCTGCGATCCGGTGCGCCGCGAATACAGCATGTCGCGCAGGCAGTTTCCGCCGCCACTTTCATTGGTATAATCGACAAGATGCAGACTGAAATACTCTCTGCCCGTGCCCTCGAAGATCGGGCAGTGCACCGCCGTGATCTCGCCTTGGTGATCGACAACAATTTCATCGTCGGGAAACGACAGCGAGGCTGGCGCACTGAAATCGGTGGGGGCTTCGTCGAAAACCTGCAAATTTTGCACCGTCACCTGATCTTGCGTGTAGGCGGCAATGGCCTGTGCATTGTCGAGCGTCAGTTCGGCATAGCGTGTGGCGGTGGTTAATCCGGTGGCGACATAGGCATAACCACCGAACACTCCGGGGTGGTCGGCCATGGCCTTCACGAATACGTTGACGGATGAACCAAGGCCTTGAAGGCTCAGCCACCCACGGTCGAATATGGCAGGCTCGCCGCCCGGCCACGTTGCATAGCCGAGAATAAATTTGCGCTGGGTGGGGCGGGCGAGAAAACCCCACACTACCGCCCCTGCCTCCGAAGCATCAGCCGCCGCTATTTCAAGATCGACCTTCTCCGGAGGCCACTGATTGCCGACAAATTCAGCCTTTCCGCTCTGTAGCCATTGTTGGAGCGCCAAGACATCGGGCTGTGGGGAGTCCTCTGTCGCATCAGGCGGGGACACGGCATAGTGCAGTTTCGAAACCCTCACTGGGTCGGCGGCGTCCGCGCTGGTGATTACCGCCGTTACTGTTGTCAGACCGCCGCTGGGCACGGTATATTCGGCCACATAACGCCCGGTCTCATCCTGTGTAAAATTGGTGCTGGACGGGGTTTGGCCGGGAGTAAGGAGTTGCACAGAACCAAGAACACCTGCCTTGTGGTCGAACCACGCGCGGATCGTTGCCCCTTCCACATTGAAAGTGTCGTGCAAGGCGAGGATGGAGCGGTAGTCATTTCCTACACCGGCTGCGATCAAGACATCGTCACCGTCGAACGTGACCTCGCTACCGGCCATTGCACTGGTCCAGACGGTGTGCGGAATGCCGAACAGATTGCCGGGATACGTAGGGCCGGATGATGCTGGCCCCAGCCCCGACATGGAGAAAAACCCGTTCTGGCGGGAAAAACCGTCCATCAGCCGGCGCTCACACCGATCTTGTGGCCCGCTGGGATATACCGGGCCTCCTTCTCGCCCGCGTCCCAGATCTCGCCGTCATCGCCGTTCGTGACGCTGGCCCCGAATTGCAGCAGCGAGGCATCTGTCGCCTTGATCCGATACCAGCCCTCCGCAAGCGCGGCAGAGGCCGCAGCATTCGCCACAGGCACGGCATTGCCGATATTGGGGCCCAGGCCGTTCGCCGATTTGCCGGTTCCGTCCTTGGCCCGGTTTGCGCCGTGATATGTGTAGCTGATCGCCATGAAACGAACCCCCTTTTGCGAATGACGCAAGGCTTGTAACCGATAGCGAGGGGGGAGGGAAGAGTGAGGCGGCGCCTTGAGGGAAGCGCCGCCTCGGGAGGATCACAGTCTCGCAATGGTGGGACAGCGAGATTGCAGGCAAATTGTTACACCAAGTCGGCGGTGCTCGTCAATCGCGGGTTGGATTGTCCTTCCAGTCGAACATTTCGCGGCGGCGCTTGTCCGCCTGGCGATCCTCGATGGCCCAGCCGATCGCAGCGATGGCAGCGCCAATCGTGACGATACCGAACGAGAGCATCAGCGCATCGGTGATGGCCGGATTGATCGCGCCGCCGAGCGCGATGTAGACGAGACAGCTCGCACCGAACACGAGCAGGCCGACGATGAACGTCGCGAAACCCAGGCGGAAGAGTCCTACAGCTATCTTCGAGGTCACTTCGAGGAGTCCTTTGCATCGGATTCGGCCATAGACCGCAAGGCGCTTCTGATTTCGTGCTCATGAAATCCAGTGAATTGCTTCACCCAGCCTCTGCCATCTGCCTTCTTGAACGCCGCCGTGAGCCGTTGCCCCATTGGATCGTTTGCCGATGGAACCCCGCCGGTGATTTGGATGCTGGCAACTCCTTCGCGGGCAAAAAGCGGGACGGATTCCGCCGCAACGCGCTTGAGCATCGCCGCTCGTTCCTCCTGTTCGCGGCGCGGCTTGTCGAGTTCTGCGATGTAGCGGTCCTGCGTCTTGCCCATGTAGCGCGGCGGCCGACGAAACTTCACCGTCTCGCCTCCGGCGAGTGGCAACACGAACTGCTCGATCGTCCTGGGCTTCCAGAACTGCCACCACTTGCGGCGCGGGTTGAGAACGGTCCTGGTTTCCAGCGCAGAGAAGCGTGGAAGGGCCGGCATGTCGCCATAAAGCATCGGTTCGATCATCCCTCCGCCCTCTCGTGGTCCGTCAGCTCGAACAGCCCCGCAACGACATCGCCGATCTTCTCCGCGTCGGCGCGGTCGATCGGAAACGTCATGCTGCCGATTTCCTTCTCGTCCGGGTCGATCAGCGTCAGGCCGGCGTGCAGCACATCGCCCTGCGTGTCGCTGAGAACGAAGAACGCCAGGTGCGCCTTGCAGTTGGGCATGGCGTAAAGCACGCCGTCGAGCGAGCGCAGGAACTGAAGCGAGTGGATCTTGAGCAGGGTCTGCGATTCCGTGGCGCGCACATGCTCGCGATATTGCTCGGGCGGGCTGAGATCGTGGAACTGCTGCTCCATTTCGATCTCGGCGCGGTAGAATATGGCTGGTTCGCTCATGCTGGGTTTCCTTCGCCTTCCGGTGTCAATTCTGGCACAGTTTTTCGACCATCGCAATGCGCGTCCCGATCCTCACGGCCGGTAAGTCGCAGCAATATGACGGCTCAGCGGCAGCGGTATCTTGGCGATCATGGCGCTGGCGGCCTTGCGCTGCGGAGATTTGGAGCCATGGCGCGCCGCGCCATCTTGAAACCATGCATCGCCCTTGCCGTTGGCGCGTTCCCCACCGATGCCCGGCTGCTTTATTCCAGCCTCTACCCCGCAGTCCCGCGATGTGAACCGAGCGCCTTTGCCGGGCGCCGGACGGCGCCCGGTCTCGCTTGGCTGTTTGATGCCAGTCATGGCGTGCTGGCCAGCGAGACGAGTAAAATCCAGTCCAGGTGTGTGCCGCGGATCATCGGGATGCTTCCATCCATGGCCGACGCCGTGAGCCTTAATCGCCTTGACCGCAGGCGGCATCAGCGCCGGGACATCGCCCCAAAGGTAGAAGCTGCCGAAATTCCAGCGCGCTCGCCCAACCCACGGCTGCGCACCGCGAACATTCTCGACCACCATCGGGATATGCCGCCCCGCCGCCAAACTGGCCTCGGCCTGAATGCGAAAGCAGGCGTTGAAAAGCCGGTTCAGACGCTCCAGCTCCGCGCCAGTCGTGTCGGCCCGGATCGCAGCCGCCTTGGCCTTGGCCAGCTTCCACGGCATCGCCATGTAGCTGTATTCCTGGCAGGGCGGGCTCGCGACGATCAGCGCGGCGTCCTTGAACCGCGAGCCGTGCAGGGTCAGAACGTCTTGCAGAACCAGCTTCGCCGGGTAGCGCATGTCGCCATAGGCGTGTTCTTCGATGTCGTAGCCGATGACCTCGTAGCCCTCGGTCAACAAGCCATCGGTCCAACCGCCCAATCCGCAATAGAGGTCTATAGCCAAGGGCTTAGCGGTCATGATATAGGCCACCCATGTATGATCTTTTCTGCATCGAATGTAGCGGTCAGTTCGTGGCCGTCCGACCAGACAAGCGCTATTGCTCGCCGCCGTGCGCAGGGCGTGCCGGTCGCCGACGGCGCGGGGAGCAAACGGACATTACGGAGGCTGGTCGCGACTGCCTTCGTTGCAGTCGTCACTTCGACATCACGCCGCCGAATACCAACCGTCGCTACTGCTCGGAAGACTGCGCTCGCGAAGCATCTCGCGAACAGCGGCGGGCATTCCACCTTAGAAAGCCGAAGGCTCAGAAGCTTTACAACTCGCGCCGCCCCTATCGAGATTCCCGGATCGCGCGACTTCGACGTAAGCACCCCGACCTGCCGACCGCGTGCGAGGCATGTGGGGAAGGCCGCATTGTTGAGCTTGCCCACAAGCCAGGCTTTGAGCGCAGAGGGGCTGGGCGCCTCGCTTCGAATACGCAGAGGCACATGGTCTGGGTGCTTTGCCCAACGTGCCACAAACTGTTCGACAACGGCATTTGCACGCAGGACGAGCTTGGTCTCACGTAGGGGGCTCGGATGAGCAAGCCCGCAGAACAGGTCGATCGCCAGTGGTTTCGAATCTCTCAACTGGTATTTCCTTCGGTGCCTTCCGCCGGCTGATGCTCGATCACCGGCCCGCCATCCATAGCCTGCACGGCCGCACCCTGCAACGCCTCGCGCAGCAATTCCACCGCCCGTTCGCGCCGCTCTTCCGGGGTCAGCTCGAACAGTTCGCTGCGCCGCTTGTCGGTCACGTCCAGCGAGCGCGCGTTGGTCAGTAGGCCGCCCATTTCCTTTGCCGCTTGTTCCAGCGCTTCCATGGCCAGGACGTGATTGCCGGCCTTCACCGCCTTGTCGTGGATTTCCTGAAGCGAGTTGATCCGAAACGCCTGGTTCGAAATCGGCACCGCCTTCACGTCCTCGAGATATATCTTGCGGTGGATGTCGAAGACTTCGCGCCACTTGTCGCTCGCGTCGAACGCAGGGTGCGATGGGTTGTAACCAATCACCTGGCGCAGGGTGATCTCGTTACCGAACTCGTCACGGATCAGCGCCGCAACTTCGGAAGGCCGCTTGAAGCGAGCCAGAGCCACGACAACCGCGGTCTTCTGTTCTTCGGTCATGGTCGGCATAAAATCTCGTCTGTTTAGGCGGTCTTGCGGGGCAAATCGCCTCTTGCGTCAATCGGGCGTCACGCTACGCTCTTTTTTTTCTTCGGCAAAGGGCGCATGCGGTGGAAGGCGGTATCAGCCATCTTCGCCAATCCTTGCGACCAACACCCGCTCTGGGCCGACCATATCGGTCAGTTCCTTGATGGGATCGCGTGCCTGCACGTCCTGCCGGGGCAGCAGGACAGTGGGGCCGAATTGTTCAATCAGCTCGGCCGAGAACGCCGCGACGGTATCTTTGTTGACCGGATAGGCGGATGCCTCGGCCTCGCCTGGGAAATCGGGCAGCGAATTGCGGACGTGAACGGCGAGTTCCCTGCTCATGCGGGGGAGCTGATGAGTGAACGGCGCCACTCCTGTGACCTGCTGGATCACCTCGTAGACCTCGCCAATGTCGCAGAGGAGGTATCCGGTCACTGCGCTGGCAAGCGCGACGGTTGAAACTTCGACCTGGTCATTCATGAGTGGTCTCCGGCCTGGCGCTGTCGATATTGCCCCGATGCACATCGAAGTTGATCGCGACGATCCAGGGATTGTCATCCCATCGCTCGCCGGGCTTGTCATGGAGGCTGTTCCAGAGTTCGCGATACCAGCATCGTGGCGTCGCAAAGACATGCTCCTCATCGGTATGAACCATCACGCCGTCGAGGCTGGACGGATGGCCTCTGCCAAATTCCGCGTAACCCTTGATGCGCGGCCCTTCGGCGAGGCAATCTACTTCCCTGATTTCCTGCAAGCGCTGCACCCTGACATCGGTCACG